TATTTATAGGATGAATCTTAAAGCGAATCAAATGGAATCGGGTCGTGGATATGCGGCACAAACAGGGCGTTTGCATTTTCCGTTTTCTTCACAATGGGCGCCATTTTTTTTACGACGTCCACTTCTACTTTGTCACTTTTTTTGCGCTCAATGATAGAAGAACCATTCAGCTTGCTTAAAATGTTGTTTTTCGCCGCTTGCGTGTTCAAGTATTTGCTGGGGTAAAGACCGGTGTCTTTCACACATTCATACAAGTAAATTAAAAATAGCAGTCCTACAATAGGGTTCATAAATATGAAAATTAACACCAAGAGGGCTAAAGAAAGAATCATACCTGCTGGACTATTGAGAACTTGCTTCAAATCGTTTTCAACTTTGAGATCAAATACGATAAGAACCGCAAGAATCAATCCAAGGATGTTATCAAATGTCAGGGATTTCGTTAGTTTTGAGGGCTTCAAGGATTTCATGGGAAGTTTCATGATGTATATACTTAAACAAGAAATAAAATTGAAATTGAAAATGTTTTATTCTCTCTTCTTTGTACTACCATGGACTCTTACATTGGAAAAAAAGGATACACCATTACAAAAGAACACTATACTCAAACTGAATTACAGAGATTTCGCAACGACATGACGGTGAAACCAAACAGTGGTATTCCCGGATACAGTTCGAATATCCAGTATCCCATCTACCGAGAATCGACGCATAAAATATATTTACCACGTTATTACGGAGAAGAAGTATGTGGACCTTGTCCTAAAAATACCTTGTCTCGTGGAACGGAAATAGACGTGCCCTTTCAGGGAGATTTATTCGACTATCAAATCAATATTGTGCAAAAGTTCATCGATCATGTGGAAGCAAGCGGGGGCGGGTTGTTGGACGTTGAACCCGGGAAGGGAAAAACGGTCATGGGGTTGAATATTTTATCCAAACTAAAGACAAAAACGTTGGTGGTCGTCCATAAATCATTTCTCTTAAATCAATGGAAAGAACGCATCTCCCAGTTTCTCCCCCAAGCTCGGGTGGGGCTCATCCAAGGACCAACCATCGACGTAGAAGATAAAGACATTGTGATCGGCATGCTCCAAACGCTGTCCACCAAGGATATACCCCACGAGATTGTCAAGGAGTTCGGGTTGACGATTTACGACGAGTGTCATCATCTCAGCGCCGAAGTGTTTTCCAATGTGATGATCCGCATTCACACGAATTATGTCCTGGGTCTCAGCGGCACGATGACGAGGAAAGATGGACTCACAAAAGTATTTAAATATTTCATAGGACCCGTCATACACAAAGAAAAAACCGACTTGACGACCCAGGTATTGGTGAAAGCAGTGCTGTTTGAAGATCCCCTAAACGACGAGTACAACGAAGTCGAAACCGATTTCAAGGGAAATCCCATGTACAGCAAGATGATTACAAAGTTATGCAACAATGAAAACCGCAGCACCATGATTTGCAACTTGATTCACCACGAACTCCAGCAAAATAGTGAACAACAAATCATGATCTTGGCGCACAACAAAAGCCTGATCAAGTACCTTTACGAACAAATTGAAGCGTTTGAACCTAGTGTGGGGTACTATTTGGGGGGTATGAAAGAAGAGGCCCTAAAGGAAAGCGAAACGAAAAAGGTCATCATCGCCACTTATGCCATGGCCTCCGAGGGGCTGGACATCAAAACATTGACAACCTTGTGCATGGCGACACCCAAATCCGACGTGTGCCAATCGGTGGGGCGCATTTTGCGAAGCAAGCACAAGCAGCCGCTAGTTATTGATATCATCGACAGCCACGAGATCTTCAAGCGCCAATATGGCAAGCGTAAAACGTATTATCATAAAAAACAATATCTGATTCAAACTTACTTGAACTTACATAACTATATGCATGAAGTATATGAAACCGAAAAACCGCGGGGGAAAAAGGGAAACGCGCCCAAAAAAGTCGAGTGTTTGGTTAAAATTCCGGGCAATGTTTCTTAAACAAACACCCCTCTGCCGTTAGATTCGAAATAGGAATAAATATATCGGGATCTTTCAGGGAGCAATCTTGCATCCATATTTTCAAAATACAAAACTTTTTCTTGGGCGATAAAGTAATTCCATTGATATTTTCATAGTACAACTTATTTTTGGTAATCGACGCGCCAACAATATGAAAATACACTTCTTTCCATACTTGTTCGATTTCTTTATTCGATACTTTAAAAGAAAAACATCCTCCCTCTTTATTTGGTTCATCTTCCCACATGGGCTTAATGTCTTCTTTCATGAGAAACATCATTGATTTTTTTATTAAATCATAATGAATTTCATCATTTAATAAAAGTGCATGTTCCGCAGATTGAAAGGTAATAATTTTATGATAACTCGCTAAGTTCCATTCACGAGTGTCATGTAGATGTAAATAAAAGGTCCAGTTGTTTTTTAACTCGCGGGAAGAAACAACAGAGCACATTTATTACAAATGACTTATATGATATATCCAAATATTTCTTTATATTATTAATTCACTAAGAATTGTTTCATTTCGTCGCTGGGCTCGAGACCGAATACGTTGTACAATAAAATCATCATATAGGTGTAAAAAATGAAAGGCAGAAATACTATAATCCACGAGAAAATCGTCATACCACGCATACATATGACTTGTAATAAAAGTGTCATAAGTATTCCAAGGAGAAGTTGAACTAAAGCACCATTGGGGTTGTTGGCCTGCATTTCCATAAAGACATGAATAATCATAAACACAAAATAGATTAATGCGGGAGTACAGAAATTAGATAAATACATGGTATTTATATTTCAAGTATAAAAAATATAAATAGAAAATACATACTCTGTGTATAGCATGGAAAAACAAACCAACATTGAACAGATCAAACTTATATGTCGCCAGACGGATTATGACGAAGAGACGAGTCAGAAAAAACTCGAAGAACACAAACAAGATGTGGAGGCGGTAATTCGCGAATTTCACGGTCTTTCTGCGGATTCCTCTTCGTCGTCGTGTTTGTCTTCATCTTCCATGTCCACTAACCAGAAAATGTTCAAAGCCATACGGGATTTTTTTTAAATAAAGAGAAAATGGAATACATCTTATCAAATGTACATTCCGGAAGAAATCATACAATTGATCTACATGTATTCGCTCCCCAGTATTTTTCACGATTATCCAACATTACTTCAAGAAATGAAGGAAGCTATTGCAAAACGAAACACCTATGCTCATCGTGTATATCGATGTAAAACAATCGCAAAGCTTTATATGAAAAAATACGAACAGTCCAAGATTCAAAAGCTTTTGTCTCGTTAGAAAAAGCTCATTTTCATGGAGGCGCTCTTTTTTTTCCTAATTTTGCTTCCCGAGGACACATTGTATTCGATCATGGAAATGTTTCGCGGAGAATATTTGGAGTCAAAGGAAGACACATCAAGCATATTTGTCTCTTGATTGAATACATACTTTATATGTTTCAATTGATTCAATCCATCGGATTCTACATACGATTTATGGAATTGTTTGTTCAGGGTGTTTTTTTCAATGTGTTTTTTGAGATCGTCAAAAAAGTGAAGTATGGCTGAATCTTGGATGGTATAAAACGTACTTCGATTGATCTTCATTTTCTTTTGTAATGCTCTTTTGTGAATCACATTATCTTCAAACCCCCAAGACCAATAGTTTGGAAATCCACGCAACGTTTCAAAATCTTTTCCTCGAATGCTAAAGATTCCTCCCAGGGCAAAGGTATATCCATAAAAATGCTTGATTTCGCCAAACGGTACATCATAATTCAACAATCCTTTTTTATAGGGAACCGTATCCACGTCGTTGAAAATAAAAATGATATTTTGATACTCTTGGGGGTAGGTTTCTTTTATATACAGAAATCCAATGTTTTTCATGGCTCCTCGATTAAACGTAAGTTTATTTTTCTGGTGGACGAAAAGTATTTTATAGGACTGGGGGTCATAGTCTTCTAAAATAATTTTCATATAATTTAGGAAAAAGACTTTATGAGGTTCTCGATCTCGATAGGGAACAATAAATACATATTTTAAGGGAGATACCATTATATTTATGTGTTATATTTTTGTAAAATAGTTGGAGGTAAAAGTTTGTCGTTATATTTTTCTAGTTTTTTACAACATTTATTGATGGTTACTTCGCTAATCTGACTGATTTGATGTATGTCTTTTTTACAAATATTTAAATTACACGATAAGGATACATAGTATATAATTCCCGCGGCAATTGAATGAGGGGTATTTTCGGGTATGAGCCTTTGCGATTCTACAATTTTGGCAATGAACAAACACAATTTGGTTAATTCTTGATTCACGTTCAATTTGCTACAATAACGGGCAATGAATGTACAAGGCGTGGATTTCGTTAATATGGTCATGTCATTTGTTTCCATATTGCATTCTAAATCATTGAGTATATTAATGGCATTTTTGCATCCTTTTGTTGCACTTGTGTTATCCAGTTGGAAAATCGTTGCGATTTCTCGAGAGGTGCGTGGATTGCGATTTGTACTGAAAGAGATGTAAATGGATGCTGCCAGAATGCCATCACGATTTAAACCTCGGAATGTTTTTGCCTCGGATAACTTGTCGTAATAGCGAATCGCATCATCAATAATGATTTTAGGGATTCCGGCATTTTTGGCAATAAGAGTGATGATTTGAAAGTCGTCATATTTTGATTTTTCTTTATAGGGCATACTTTGCCACTCGGTATACCGTTTTATTTTACGCATTTCATAACTCGCGGATTTTGAACAAGATACTTTACATCCATAAGAGGATTCGACCAATAATGGATTAATTGGCATACCGCACCGGGTTGGGTCAGACATGTTATTGTCATCTGCGCCATAGTACCGCCATTCGGCGCCAAAATCAATTATATCCTTGTATACAATTCCACACATATCATTAGTACAAAACAGAAATCCACTTTCACCATAATATACGCGACTTTTACAGGCTTTACATTCATTCGATTCCATAATATTATCTTTTTCGTACACGCATTCAATCGTAGATGATTCTTTTTCTTGTTCATCAAACAAGGACCATGCGGTTTGTATTTTTGTCTCTTTGTCTCTTTTTTTCTTAATTTTTTTGGTTCGTTTCTTCCCGTCTTGAAGAATTGTAAGTGTGTCCATTATATTGATTCTCTGGAATTGATATGTATATTAAACTCAAAGCGGATTATTTTTCAATTTTTTCTTCAAATAAAAATATATTGTGTATTATATAGTATTAATGGGAAATTCGTTTTCTATCAACCTGAATGATGCGAATAATGATTTAAAGGAATCGTCAAACAAGACATCTAGTCTCGTTGATTATGTGGATATGATTGCTACCAATTATATTCTGAAACAAAATATGATTGATATGATTCGGTTTACAGATAAAGAATATTACGACAATATGGTGATTTTAACATCCTATATTATGAAAAATCAACTCAACAATTTAGATATTGGGCTCTTGAAAAATCGCGTTATTGACGGATTCAATGGCAATAATAATAATCAAGGAGAAAATGAAAACATGTATTTCGCACATACAAATAAACTAAAAGAAATTACAATTAAAAATGAAAAAATGAAACAAAAGGCACTTTTGATCATATCCAAATTTTATATTAAAATCATGACTTTATTTAGTGCGATTGTTGCAACAATAGACCCTCAATATGTATATGAAGATGAAGAAGGAAACAAACAATATTTTAACTTAAGAGATTTTAACAGTTTTAAAAAGTTAGATAAAGAGACAAAAGAATTGCGAGTAAGCCGTCTGGATAATCCAATCGGTTTGGTGAAAAAACGACTCGCAATTCTAAAGAATAAAATAAACCAAAACTCAAATCAGAATAATGAGGATTCAGATCATATTGTATTGAATCCAGGCGAAAAGTTTTGTGAAGAGAATCCAGAAGGGTATAAATTGAAAGATGAGATCGGTATCAAAGAGTTGGATGTATTGTATTTTGACGAGTTTGATGCTGAAAGCAATACTTGGAACAAACGATCTAAACTGATGCAAAGAAAATATGACGAAGATGTGTTGACTTTTTATCAGATTTTCACAGGAAAGAAAAATAAACCAGAATATGTAAACTCGTTTGAAGATATTGAAACTCTACCGTTTCATCAATTGAAACGATGTATCAACAAGGATCATTATCAGGATTTACTTATATCAAAAAAAGATCGTCTTTTTCAGAAATATATGGAGAAGATTTATATGATTCAAAACATAACAAAATCCTATAAGAAAAAAATGTTGCACATTTTAAAACAAGTCATTATTCCATCAGAAGGAAACTCGGAAACATCTTTTACAATTTCACCGTCTCTTCATATGGAGTCTCTTTTAAGATATCAGGATAATGTCCGGGATTGTATCAATCAAATATATATAAATTGCGAGCGGTTATTTATTGAAGCATTAATACTCTATGAAAAAATGTACGAAAGGCAACACGGTGTGTTAGTTGAAAAACAAATCAATCATCTCGAAAAGAGTAATAACGTATTCATGGATAAATCGGTTTCGAATGAAAGTGCTAAAGAAGCAAATGTCACTCTTGATGCAAATGCGTTGGGTAATACGCCCATGGAGGAATTATCGAGCACTTCGTTAAACAGTTCGATCCTTTCAGCAATGGAATCTCCTTTGGATTCTTCCGAAACAATGAGCCCCATGACTCCAGCAATCAACAATGAAATCAAAATTGCTCCTCCAATAGCAAATCGTATTATTGAACCAGGTGTAGAAGTTAATAAAAATAAATCGGGTCCAAACACCCCAACTCCTGTTCCTTCAGTAGCAGCAGAAGGCACCCAAAATAAAATGGGTCCCGAGACACCTGCTGTAAATGGACCCGTTGCAGAAACCCCACCCCTTCCTCTTCCT